GAACTGATGTCTTATTTGCTAACAACAGATTTCCTTTAAGTGTTGATCCAACTGTATTGCCAGAGGGTGTAGTTGATTCAGTACATTTTGATCCTAAGGCTCCAGAAGACGCTGAGCCTGAAGTTGTTTCTCCTTTTGGATATAAAGGTGATGGTAAAGATTTACCTCCCGGTGCAACCTATGCCAGTTTGATGGATAGGCTTGGACCACTGAAGGACCAACTTAAAGATGCTAAGAATTTAAAAGAAGGTCCGGGTGTTACACCTACCTCTCTTACATTCCATCCTGCTATGGTGGCAGCTAAGAAGATGGAGAAGAAGATACATGACCAGTTGGATGAGAGTGGTGCTAATAAGCATCTGCGTTCCACTGCCTTTGAGATGGCTCTGTTTGGTACAGGCATCATGAAGGGTCCATTTGCTAAGACCAAAGAATATCCTAGCTGGGATGATGAAGGTACTTACAAACCTGAGATGAAGACAGTACCAGAGACATCACATGTTTCTATCTGGAACTTCTATCCTGATCCTGATGCTTCCAACATGGAAGAAGCTCAATACATTATTGAGCGTCACAAGCTGAGTGCTACACAACTTAGGGCTTTGAAGAATCGTCCTTTGTTTAGAAACACTGTTATTGAAGATGTCATTGCTGAAGGTTCTTCTTATACTAAGAAGTATTGGGAAGATGACTTGAGAGACTATGCTCCCAATTTGGGAGTAGATAGATTTGAAGTGTTAGAGTATTGGGGCAGTGTTGATATTGACATGCTCAAAGAAAACGACATTGAGATTCCTGAAGCTTTGTTGGAAGTTAAGGAGTTGCAAGCCAACGTATGGTTCTGCAACAACAGAGTGATTCGCTTAGTATTGAATCCGTTTAAGCCAGCCAACATTCCGTATTACGCTGCTCCTTGCGAACTAAACCCCTACTCTCTATTTGGCATTGGTGTTGCCGAAAACATGGACGACACCCAGACCCTCATGAATGGTTTTATGCGTATGGCTGTAGATAATGCAGTGTTGTCTGGCAACCTTGTATTCGAGGTTGATGAAACCAATCTCGTTCCCGGTCAAGACATGACAGTGTTTCCGGGTAAAGTGTTTAGGAGACAGGGTGGTGCTCCCGGTCAGTCTTTGTTTGGAACACAGTTTCCTAATGTGGCTGCACAAAACCTGCAACTGTTTGATAAGGCTAGACAATTGTCAGATGAATCAACAGGTATGCCTTCCTTCTCACATGGTCAGACAGGTGTTAGTGGTGTAGGAAGAACAGCCTCTGGTATTTCTATGTTGATGAATGCTGCTTCTGGTAGTGTTAAAACCATCATCAAGAATGTGGATGATTACTTGTTGGCTCCGCTTGGTAAAGCTTTCTTTAGCTTTAACATGCAGTTTGATTTTGATAAATCTATCAAGGGTGATTTGGAAGTAACAGCCAGAGGAACAGAGAGCTTGATGGCTAATGAGGTGAGAAGCCAACGCTTGATGCAGTTCTTGCAGATTGCTAGTTCACCAGCATTGATGCCATTTGCTAAGTTTCCTTACATCATTCGTGAGATAGCAAAGAGTATGGACTTAGATCCAGACAAGGTGACTAACAATATGGATGAGGCTTTGCGTCAAGCTTTGCTGATGCAGAAAGCTACAGCTCCTGCTGCTCCTGCAGAGGGTGCTCCTCCAGTTGGTGGCCCAGAAGGTGGTCCTCCTCCAGTGGCTGATATGACTGGTGGTGGTGGTGGAAATATTGGTATTGGTGCTGCACCAGTGCCGGGTGAACAAGGATTTGCTGGTAATGTCCAAGCTGTACCTCCCCAAGCTTAAAGGCTTTGTAAACACTCATGTAACATGGGATGCGTTCCAAGAGTTGCTTGATGCAGAAATTGCAAACAAGCAGAAAGACTTAGAACAAGCTTCAGAGATGCGTGAAATTGGAAAGGCTCAAGGAGCCATTGCTGCTTTACGCAGATTGAAATATCTTAAGGATGAAGTAAATGTACACAAATGATACAGACAAACTATTTGCTGAAGGCGGCATGAATGAAGAAGGCGGTACAGTAGATCCTGTATCTGGTAACGAAGTACCTGCTGGCTCTTTACAAAAAGAAGTTAGAGATGATATCCCTGCTCAGCTTAGTGAGGGTGAGTTTGTTCTTCCTGCTGATGTTGTTAGGTATATTGGACTAGATCGTCTAATGAAGATTAGAGACAAAGCCAAAGAAGGCTTGGCTCGTATGGAAGAGATTGGTCAGATGGGCAATGCTGAACAAGCAGCCAAACCAGAAGAACCACATGGTGATGAGTTTGCTTCTGAGATTGATAGCATCATGAGTGAGCTGAATAGTGAAGGTGAAGAGAACAACTTAGCTGTTGGTGGTATGCCTACACCTAGTTCTGGTTTTGAAGTAAAGCAATTTAAAACGCCTGATGGTAGCTCTATGTTTGTTACTTTCATTAATGGCGAACCAGCTACCAACATTCCAGAAGGTGCTCAAGAAGTAAGCATTGCCAATCAAGCACAAAGACAACAAGAAGCTTTAACACCAACTGAGAAAGTTGTTAATAATAAAAGCAATATTGGTATGTTAATGGAAACACCTGAAGATTCTAACAAGCGTTTAGATAAGATGTTGTTTGATAAGGTGTCTGAAAAAGTAATAGAAAGACAAAATCAAAACATAATTAATGAAAACATTCAATTTGATTCTAATGCTTTCAAACCAACAGATACAGAACTTTTTAATTTTTCAGAAGCTGCTGACTATCGATTGACAGATGGTATGGAAGACGCTATGTTATCTAGCTCAATGGACCAAGCAGCTTCGTCTGTTCCTACTGGACTAGATACAATGCCTGATATGTCTACTACAATGCCAGATAGTTTTGCTGCTGGTCCTGAGCTTGCTATGGCTAAGGGCGGCCTAGTTGCAAGACGTAAGAAATAATATATAATCTGAATACCTAAGTCTGAGGTGGGCAGACAGGTACTTAATAACCCCCACCATCCTTGGCTACCTATCTCCCTGTATTGACAGCTACAGTTAGCCCCAACTTAAAAGGTAAGTATGACAGAAGCGGTAATTAACCAGAATCAACAAGCTCAGGCTTTTTCTCCCTTTGGTAAGCGTAATGCTAACAAAGATAAGATTGAACAAGAAGAAGCAGAGTTGAAACAAATAGCTGAAGATAAGAACAAAGATCCACAGGAAGCACAAGACCCTGAGGACAGTTCTTTAAACGCAGAAGAGAAAAGCTTTAAGAAGCGTTATGGAGATCTGCGTAGACATTCTCAGCAACAGCAAACTACTTTGCAAAAGCAGATTGATGAGCTACGCTCACAGCTTCAGCAGAGTACAGAGAAACAAATTAGTCTTCCTAAGAGTGAGGAAGAACTAGCTGAGTGGGCAAAGACCTATCCTGATGTTGCAAAGATTGTTGAAACCATTGCAATTAAAAAGGCTAAGGAACAAACTCAAGCGTTGGATGAAAGATTCAAACAGCTAGATGAGAGGGAGCATAAGACATCTAAGGATAAGGCAGAGGCTGAGTTGATGCGTTTGCACCCAGACTTTGATGCTATTCGGGATGATGATGACTTCCACAACTGGGTTGAAGAACAGCCTAAATGGATTCAAGATGCTTTGTATGACAATGAGAGTGATGCTAAGGCTGCTGCCCGTGCCATCGACTTGTACAAAGCTGATAAAGGTATTAAGGCTAAGAAACCTACCGCAGATAAGGGTGCTGCTGAAAGCGTAAACACCCGTGGTAGTCGTTCTGCACCTACAGGCGAGAGCACAGATGGTGTCTTTTATGAGTCACAGGTAAGCAAAATGTCTACCTTTGAATATGAAAAGAACCAAGAAGCTATTGCTAAAGCATTACAATCAGGTAAATTTGTATACGATATTAGCGGAAGTGCTCGTTAAGTATTGACAAACCTGAAACAACTGGTATAACTTTAATAGAGCGAAGAGGGTAGCTCCCCTGACTGTGCTAACTCACAGTCTAGCTCTTTATATCTAGTTAGGGATTGTTATGGAAAATTGTAAGACTTGTTGTGTCTGTGGAATATCTAAACTATATTCTGATTTTTACAATAGAAGAAATGATTGTAAAAAATGTGTAATAGACAGGTCGGCTAGAAATAGTATTTCTTATGTGCCTTTACATGAAAGAGATATTATTTCTAGGTTTAAGAATCTTTGCACTAAAGCTAAAGGTAGAACAAAAGAATTTAATCTTGTAGGTCTTGACTTATTAGATCTATGGGATAAACAAGATGGTCGATGTGCTTATACTAAATTGCCGCTGCTTGCAACAGCCAACCAATTTAATACAGTAAGTCTCGACAGAGTAGATAGCAGTAAAGGTTATGTTGTTGGAAACATTCAACTAGTCTGTGCAGCTATCAATAAGATGAAGCAAGAGTACACTGAAGAGATGTTTCTTTTGTTTTGTCTGCTAGTAACGCAAAACAATAAACTGTCAGAATCACCTGAAAGTTTGTTAGCCCGTTATGTTCCACTAGGCATGGTGGACAAGTAATGTACCTAACAAATTCAGCCTCTGTAGTAATGTTGAGCGTATTTAATTATATGCCTAACACATATCTAGGAGGATATTAATATGGCCTTTCCAAAAGCCGTTGGCTATGGTAACCTGCCGAATGGAAACTTCAGTCCGGTTATCTATTCAAAGCAAGTTCAACTTGCATTCCGTAAAGCGTCTACTGTTGAAGACATCACCAATAATGATTACTTTGGTGAAATCGCAAACATGGGCGACCCC